TTTTAAATAAACTAATATAATGACTTTCCCAAAAAATATAATCTTCTTCATTAACTTCATCTATTATTTCTAATATAGAATGTAAATATTTTTTACTTTTATGTTCTAACAATCTTTCTGATGGATTGATTGTTTTACCAACATAAAATGGGATATTATCATCTTTATGAAGAAAATAAATGTAAACTTTCATCTTATATAATATAACACTTTATTTTTTAGAGGCCAATAAATTTGTAAAAACATTAATTAACCAATTTTCTACATTAGGAATAGCATTACCTAATAAATCACTTTGGTACATACTTAAAAATTTAGACTTGTCCATTGTAGATTTAGGTTGTTCAATAACATCATCTGCTTCTACTTTCATCATTGATGATAAATTTGGATTATGTAAATCCATTAATTGTTCATTAATTAATAGTTGATGTTTAAAATTATTAACAGCACAATACATTCCTGTGTTTTCTTTAGCTGATTTAGTTAAAATTTCACTTAATGTAACTATTTCTTCTTCAACTAATTCTGGAAAGTTTTTAATTAATTTTTTAGGTCCTAATTTAGGCACACCAGGAACGTTGTCTGAACTGTCTCCCAATAAAATTTTCATTTGTAAATAATTTTGAGGAGGTAATCCATATTCTACTTTTATACGTTCTGGATTGTAGAATTTTTTCTTAGTTGGACTATAAACTGTAATTTTGTCATTTACTAATTGAAGAAAGTCTTGATCTGAAGACATAATCACCACATCATTTTTATCTGCTAATTTCGTTGCAAGGTACGCCATAGTATCGTCAGCCTCTGTTCTATCGATGGAAGTTATGTCTAGTGGAAGACATTGTAAATACTCAACGAGTCTCAACAGTTGATTTTCTATTGATTCTGATTCTTCTGCTTGATTACTAAATCCATCAAAATTAGTAATCCGTTTTAATTTACGATTACCTTTATAATCAGGATATAAGTTTTTCTTATTTTGAGTTGAACCAGTCCCCTCAAAGACAATAATAACCCTTGTCGGGTTAATATGTTTAATTGCAAATCCAAGTGATTTTAAAAATCCTGTGAGTCCTCCAATGTGATTTCCTTTGGGATTTATGTGGTTTATAATTGCAAAACTCCGTAGAAAAGTATTCATTGCGTCAACTATCAATACTTTCGGTTGCAAAACAGGCTGATTAGCCTGTCTTGCTTTTGAAAGTTTATCAATAATTGATTGAAATTCATTATCCATTTTCGTCTTCTCCAATCATAGGAATGTTATTGTTTGATTCATTCCAATCTGATGTGTCTTCTACTACAATGAAATCACCTGATCCTAATACATTTAACCATTCATCTTTGTGATCTTTCTTGTATTTTTCTACTGCTTTTGGATCATCATTAATAAAACCATGTACTGTTACTGTAACTGTTCCTCTAGTTGTAACTCCTGTTACGTGATTTTTATCACACATAATACGAGTACGTTTAGCAAACTCAACATCTTTACCGTTTTTAGTTGCTTTAATTTTTGTTGTTCCACTATTAGTAATATTACCAAATGTAACTACTAAACTAGCATCAAAAAACATAGTATCTCCTCCTTTATTTCTCATTTTAGGTTGAGACATTGGTGTTTCAGCTGGGCTAACCCAAACTTTATTTACTACTACAAATGTATTAGTGTAAGGTAAATTAGCTTTACGAGACAATACAATCTTTTGATTAATAAAGTTTCCAAATTGTTGTGAAATTGCTCCAGCGTTCCATTGTGGATTATTTGAATTTTTTTCAACTGACATTCTACATGGAATACTACCTACTGAGTCCCATAAGAATAATAAATCTACTGGTAGTCTTCCTTTAGCTTGTTCATCTAACATATCAGCAATAAAACTAGCTACATCTTCAATAGTAGTCAATGCTCCTCTGTCGATGTAAACAAAATCACCACGGTAATCAATAACTTCTCCAGTGTCTTGATCTACTACTTCTTCCATTTGAAAGCCCATTTGACGAGCATGATCCCAGTTCCATTTCATTTCTGTAATAATGAATACTGGTAAAATGCCCATCTTTTGAGCAGACACAGCAGCTTCAATCATTGCTGTTGTTTTTCCTGTGTCTGAATGGCCTCGAAGAACAGTGATATGTCCCATGGGAATACCAGGCAAAGACAAAACATCTTGAAATGCTGTACTAAGCGGAATCCATTTTTGTTCTTTAAAAGTAACAGATGTGTTACTTAAATACTTTGATTTTTTAAATGATTCTAAGTCAAAGTTTCCCTTTACTGCCTTAGATACAGATTCTGTTAATTTTGTTTTAGCCATAATTTAATTACTTTTCCCAAGGAAGATCATTGTCGTCTTCGTCTTCTTTAAATGGTGATTTTGGAGTTGATTCTGTAAAAAGAGCATCAAATTCATCTTCATCAAAACTTGATTTTTTCTTAATTGGAGTAGAATAAGTAGTAGTAGGTTTAGATGTTTCTACTATTTCTTCAGTAGTGTCATTACTTACTTCTTCTGATTCTGGATTCATCCAATTCAACAAAATTGTTTTCATTTCTTCATAGTCCATTTTCTTGTAAAGACTTAAAATGTCAGGTTGTTCATTTAACCATAATTTAGCTTTAGTAGAATCATCAGACAATTGAGTTTGTTTTGTTCTTGGACGAACTGTTGATTTGTTAAATTTAGTTCCAGTAACATCTGGGCCTACTGTTTCAATTGTCAAATCACGACCTTCATAGATGTCAGAAAAATCCCCAATGTCTTCATCAGCAGCCATACTTAACAATTCTTGGTACATAGCTTTTCCAAATTCCCACAAACGAACGCCTTTTTCTTCTTCACCTCTTACAATAACAGGTAAAAATACACGCATACTTGGTTCGATTTTTTTAGCTAACTGCCAATTTTCTTTGTCTGAAGACTTACGAAGTTGAGAAGCAAACTCAACAATTGGATCTTTTTCACCCCAATTAGTTAAACTAATCATACTACGATTAGCTACATTGTAGTGAAAATACACCTCTTTAAATGGGTTTGATTTGTCAAACTTGGAAGGAACAATACGAATCAATTGTTTACCAATTGTTGGTTTCCAAAAGTTCTTAGCTCTTTCTTCTTTGCTTTGTGAACCACCTTTACCTTTGTTTTGTAAAGTGTTCAAGCGATTTTTTATTGCATTAATATCCATAACTTTATTTACTATTTTAATATAACAAAACCTATTTGTAAGACCAAACTTACAAATAAATTATTTTAAATATTTTTGTATTGATTATTCTCAAATCTTCACCTTGAGTTAATAATACACTGTTTTGATAATCTGGCCAAGTAATTTTATAATTTGGGTCGGCTACACCATTATTTAAAGACTTAATTAAAGTATTTAAAGCATTTATTGTATACAAAGTATTACTTTCTTTTTTTCTATGTAATAAGATTGTATTTTCTGGAATTTCTGTTAATGGTTTTTCCATGTCTATATTATATGTTATTAAGTACTCATTAGTTTGAGAACTTTCTAATACAAATAATTTATTATATAATATAACATAGCGTGAAGTTATTGTAGCTATTGCTTCAGGTAAAAATTCATGTGCTGTAAATGAGCAAAATAGCTTGTTCTTCATATCAATCTCGGTATTACCCATAAATATAGAAGGTAAATCAAAAACCATATGTTGTGCCTTTCTTCATTTTAGTTGTAAAACCTGTTGATTCTAGTAATTTTTTAATATCCATAACTGTTTCTATTCCATCTTCTTTATTAAAATCAAGAAGAATACTGTCGTATGTGTATAATATAATATTTGATTGTTTATTTTCCAAATACTTTAAAACTTTTTTTAAGATTTCTACATTTGATTTAGTTTCTAAAGACTGAATATAATAATTAAATATTTTTGTAGGAGAAAGATCATCTTGTTTATGTAGTATTCTTCCAGTAGCAAGTTTAATTTGTCCTTCTTGTTGGTAAACATTCCATAATTTTTTAATTAATTCATTAATTTCTTTAAAGAATGGTTTGTCTCTATTTTCTTGTTTAACTCCCCCATAGATATTTTTAAATGTAATTTCTTTTGCTTCTTCAATTGATACACCAAGTAGTTGTGATAAATGATCATAAGGAGCAGAAGTCCAATGAAAATCAATAATTGAAGCAATAAGAGAAGGATGATAAGCAGTAAAATCATATTCTATAAAATAATCATTTGATGGAATTAAAGCTGTTCTAGCACCAGAATCTTTTGGTAAAGCGGCGAAATTAACATTATTAAATGTATTACTAGGACGAGTTGTTAAATTATAAAGATTATATGAAGTATGTATTTTATTTTTACTGATAGAATAATCTTCAAATTGTGGTTCAAAATGATTATTAAATTTAGTAGGTGTTAATTTTATTCCAATTTGTTCAATTTGTCTAAATACCCCAGTGTAATCATAATCAAACCAAGTATTTACTTTTCCGTCTAAGTAAACTTTTATGTTTTCAAAAACGTTTTCCCATTTTTCAAGATGTTTAACCACTGGGATAATATTGTTAATGTTGTTTCTAAAATAATGTTCTCTGTAAAAATGGGTATGAGCAGGTGTATCATATTCTGATGGATTTAGTATTTTATTTGTTTTATTTAAAGATTTAAATTGAATGTCACTTACAGTTAATGAAGAAGGTAAAAAATAATCATGAAATTTTTTGTCTATTACATAAATTATATTATGTTTATTTAAAAATTCCCAAACTTCTTCAATGTTTAAATTAAATGTTTCTGAATGGTTAATAGGAAAAATATATCCTTTTGAATTAAGACATCTATAGTAAATACAACTTATGTTGTTTAATTTAGGATGAAAATTGTCATTTCCAGAAATTATTTGAATAAAACACGAGTCTTTACAATGTTCATTTAGTCTACTAAGTTGTTGAGATGTTTCAATAATTGCGTGCATAACCTTTTATAATACCAATATAATAAAAAAGGCTTGGAAAACCAAGCCTCTTTAATTTATCTACCTAATTTATCTAAATCAATAGGATTAGAATCTTTTAAACTATTCCTATTTGAAGCAGCAATTATAGAATTTGCTAATTTCTTTTTGTCTTTTGTTATAACTCCTGAAGAATCAATATATGGCAATAAAGAAAATATTAATTCAGCAAATTCATCTCTATTATTAATATTTTGAAGGTGAGTTTTTAGGATTTTTAAAGTATCAATAATTTTGTAAACACCTTGAGTATCTGTAGGTGTTTCACTTTCTTCTTTCATTGATTTAATTTTATTAGATAAAGTAAACAACGCTGATCTAATGTCTTGTTTAGCTTTAGCTAGGTTTGGATTTACTAAAGCAGCCATACCTAAAATTAAAGCTTCAAATTCATCATAATTATTAATTCTACTTAAAGCTGTTTTTAAACTAGTATTACTTTCAATATCTTTATCAATTTGTTTTACATCAGTTGATTTTTGTTTATTTATAGTATCATCTAACTCACCAGCAATAGTTTTAAATTGTTTTTGTTCATCTGGAGTTAATTTCTTAAAATCAGGAATATCAGCTGATGTTAAATTATACATCTTAGCCAACATAACCATGACTGCTACTTTATTTTTTCTAATAGCTTCATCAGTGACACCAATACTACTTAAAGCATTATCAATAGCAGCTTCATTCATCAAATTTTCAAATAAAATACCCTCAGCTACTCCTGAACGTTTAAATGGTCCTGTTGATTTTTGTCTTTGAGAAAGATCAATACCAGTCACTGATTTAAATTTATTTAAAAGCACATCTGGACTTTTTCTTAAGTTGATAACTATTTTTTTAGTATTATCATCCCAAGATTTGTATGATTTGTCTAATGGATCTCCTTTAATATTAGAATTAGCTACTTTTAAAACACTAAATATTTCTTGATTTCTATTGAGATTTTGTTTTTTTAAAAATTTAACATTTGAATCATCAATATTTGGTATTCCACCTGTTGGTACATTACCTTTACCAGTTTCTTCACTACCTTTTTCACTATTTTTTCCTACTCCACCGCCTTGACCACCTGGGATATCTACTCTTTGACCCATGTCACTTCCACCTTTACCTGTAACTGCTACAACTGGTTGCCAGTTTTTGATGTTAATAATCTTTTTACCACCATCAGTTTCTACTTTATATTTAATAGTAGTACTTTGGTCTGCGGTGTTATCTACAGCTTTGTGTTGAACTTGTCCTTCTACATCTGAATCCGCTGTAGATTTTGTATCAAATTTTACATCTACTCCAAGTTTTTCTTTTACTATTTTAGTATATTTATCTTGTATTGCTTTATTTAAATTTTCACCAGTTGCTGCTCTTCCTTTTGCTAAATCTGAACCATCATTAGCTACATTATCTTTATCACCAGCATTTGAAGAAATGTGTCCTTTTATTTCACCTTTTATTGTTATTGTTTTTGTAACACCTTTTTCTGCTATTTGGTTTTGTGTTTGTTTTAAAAGATTTTTTGCACCATAATTAACAGCCGCATCAAATTCTTCTTGACTTAATTTATATTCACCTTTTTTATATGTAGCTGCTGTTGAAATTTTATTAGTATCTTCATCAGGCATTAATTTTTTAGCTTGGTCTTGGAATTTTTGAATATCTTGATCATCTACACTTCCTTTTCCACCTAAATCAATTTTTTGTACTGGTACTTTATCTTGAACATCATCTCCTCCACTAGCATTAGTTAGGTTGTCTCCATCACTATCACCCATTGAATCTGGACTGCTGCCTGTTTGAAGAACACCTGAGTTGTCAATATTTACATCATTACCAAAAATAGCTTTTATTGCTTGTCCAAAAGCATTTGCATTTCCTCCTACTGTAGTTGAAAGTATTACAGGGGCTATCATTAAAGCTGTTAACCATTTATGTCTTCTAAAAAAATCTCCTATTTTTTGAATAACTCCACCACTCGCATATTCTTCACTGTTTTCAATTTTTACTTTATCTTTTACATTTACTGTTATCCATGTATTATTGTCTTCATCATAGGCATTTAAGTATTCTTCTCCTGGTTTTAAGTCCATATCTTTATTGATAGGTCCTGTCCAGATAAAATTTTGACCGTCTTTTAATTTTTCTAAGTCTTCAATTTTACCAATTTTTTCTGCTGGAATGTCTGCTTCACTTAGTTTATTTTTGTTTATAGACTGGATTTTAGCTAGTTTTATTATTGTATTTAAATCATTAGGATCTTTAATTTTAACATCTTGAAAAACATCTCCTATGTCTTTAACAAATTCTGATGGTTTTTCACCGTTTTTTTTAAATTGATTAAAACTGTATTGTAAATATTTTTTAGAACTGTCAGTAGCTTTTTTGAAAGTTTCTTTTACTTTATCTAAAAATCCTTCAGTTAACAATTGTTCATTTGAAAATTCAATTAATTTCAATTCAAACATTGATTGAAGAAATTCTTCATATTCTCTTTTATCACTATTAATATTAGCGATTCTTAAAATAGATAAATTCTCATTTAATAAGTATTTCATAGTTATAATAATAAATATGTAAAATTAGTCAGGTTTCGCGTATAAAAGTAAATTGTTTAAATAATTTGACACACCAGACATAGTTTGTTCAGCTTGTTGTATACTTCTTGTATTTGAATCTATAATTCCTCCTTGTATTAGTATATTGTTTTGTTTAATATCATAAAGAGGACCTGATATTTTCCATAGTACTTCTACTCCTTCAAAATACATTTTATCAGATGAATTCATTGTATTATTGTATGTGTTTTTATTAACTTCAATGTAAACAGGTTGGGAAGTTAATTTATAACTTAAAATATATCGTGTTGTGTATGTTTTATCATAGTCTTCTTGTGTAGGAGGAAGAGTATCACTTACTGGTAAATTTGAAGACAGTGGATTATCTTTATTTGATTTAGATATTTTATAGTACTCAGCAGATACTTCTCCTTGAATATTAATATACTCTGGTCTATTATTACGTTCAGTGTAACTTATTAAACTAATAGAATTTAAAGTATGTTCTTTGTCTGTCCATACTCCACCTAATGTGTCTTTATGATAATAACCTACATAACTTATTCCTGTAGTGGCTAACGCGTATTCATTACCACTTGTGTAGAATACTGTTGGATTTAATTTACCTAATGGAATATACATAATTATCTACCTACAAATGGTTGGGCCGCAGCAGGTTGTACTCCAGCTGTAGAAATATTATACTCTAAACCATTAATAATATTTTTTATAGAATTGTCATAATTATTAGGACCAGCAGTCATTGTTAACCAACGTCTCCAAATATCTTTTTTATTTGATGTAAATATAACTGAAGTATCTGCGGTTTCAACTTCATCTAATGGAAATTCAATAAACATTGTTGTTTTAGTATTTTTAGAAGTTCGTTGAATTGTATTATCAGGAAGAGGTAGTAATATTGTAAGTGTGTCATCATTTGCTACACTAATAGTTTCATATGTTGCTTGCATATTTTGAATATTTGGAATTTTACTGTTTTGAATTAATAAAGTACTAACATTAGTTCTTAATCTATTAAAATCAATAGGTTTATTATTAAGATTTTCTGTTGAATTTTTTATTCCATCTTTTCCTGATGGTTTTGATTTTAAAAATACTCCTTCAAAAATATTGTAACCATCTATTGGTGCTAAGTATTTTATAAATTCGTCTGATGCTAATAAATTAGTAATCACAGTTAAATTTGTATTTTCAAAATTTTGTGTTCCTCCTATATTTACTGGATTAATACTAGTTCCTTCATTAGTATTCTTAATAATTTCTTCAATAACTTGACCTAATGTTTGACTTTCAGAAAATTTAGCACTCCATTTTTCAGGATATAATGTTTTAAATCTTTTAGCCCATTTTTCAAAATAACCAGTAAATTGATTTATATAATAGTTTTTTACAAGATCATTATCATTATCATTCCCTACACCACCAGTCGATAAATTTGGTGAAATTAAAATACTTGAAGATGAACCACCAGGTGTTGAACCTCGACCTCCAGTAAAATTTGTAATTCTATCTTGCCATTTTTTTAATTCTTCTAGAGTAAAATTTTTATTAACTAATTTATTTATTAAATAATTAAAAGTATTATTTTCTCCATTTACTAATAAATAAGTACAAATACTTCTTAATGCTTGATATTCCATAAACTCTACTAATACAGGCCAAATAATAGCTTCTTTAGCAGTTTGTGATACAAATTCTAAAAATCCTTGTCTTGAAAAACCTTCAGTTAATTTTGGATTTCCATTTTTAAAAAATTGATCTTGATCTAAAATACAAATTTGAGTTTCTAAGGTTGTAGACCAATCATTTCTTTCTAAATCATGTGAAATTTTAGTAACAACAAATCCTAAATTTTTATCAATGTAATTTTTTGGTAAAACATTAGGATTAACTTTAAATACTTGACCTACTACAATTCCTCCAATTCCATCTAATGTTATTTTTAATTTAAAAGGAATAAGTGCTTTAAAGTTTAATTCACCACTGTATTTTAACATGAATTGTTTTAGAAAAGTATATGGAACATTTCCATCATTAGGAGCAATAGCAAAAAGTTTTCTAGAAGTATGTGTGATTCTACCAGATGAATTAATACTAGTAACAGATGGATCAATTTCATCAATAGCTGTTCCTACAACACAGTTTCTAACATAAATTAAAAATTCAAATAATTTTTGATAAAAATAATTTTGAGGATTTCCAGCATTTAATAAATCATTTTTTTCATCTCCTTGTTGTTTGTTTATTGCTAATCTGTCTTCAAGTCCAGCATTCAAATAAACCTGTGTAGAGTTGTAGATACTACCTAAGTTTGCACGACTTTGCGCAGCTATAGCAACTATAGTTGATTGTTCTTGAAATATTTGTGATTCTACTTGTACATCTCTACAAATACTGCCTAAGCCCATTAAATCAAACGAGTATTTTCCAGATGATTTTGTTTTACTGTTTTTTTCTAAATAATAAAGATCAATAACTTTTAATTCATTTTGAGTAACTCCAGCTGTACTTAATGTAAAGTTATTTAAACCACCAAGAGAATTTGATACTTTTTTTAATATATTATTTATGTATGTAGTTAAATTAACACCTTCATCATCTGATGATTCTTTAATTCCTTTGTATTCTTTTAGTAAAAGATCTAAATTTAAATATATATTAGCCATTCGGCCTAGTCCTTCTCCTTCATAGAAGTCATCTACTTGACTGTAGTGTTGATCATCAACCCAAACTGAATTGCCTTCTTCATTGTATTTAGCTGCTTTTATAATAGGTGCAATTCCAGTTCCCTTATATTCTTTATAAAGTGGTGGTTTAAAAGGTTGAAATTCTTTTACAAATGCTTGAGAACTATTTATTAAACAAACACTTAAATCAGTAGAAATACTGTCTTTACTAGCTAAACAATAATCATCAAGTGATGGAGTTAGTATTTTTACTATATTTTCTGGATTAGTTCCTTCTTGTGTTTTAGATGACTCAAAATTAAAATATGATCCCATAATAGCCATCCATGATGGAAAAGAAATGTATTCAAAATAATCACCGTGTGTTGAAAAATTATTAGTGGTTCTATCATTGTCTATTTCTTTTATTACAGGTTCTGTTTTTAGTCGTTCTACTACACTACTGTATCCTTTTTTTTCTAATCTATCCCATATTTGAGAAATTTTTACCTCTTCTCTGTCTATGTCCCAAGTACCATTGTATTCTTTTTCTTCAAGAATACGTGAACCACTTAAAAAACTATATGTTCTCTTACCCTCAGCAGATGATTTTAATGATAATAATATGTTTTCATAATCATCAAATTTATAAACTGCTTTATCTATTTTAGTAAAATCAGCTGTATTACTAGTAGGTTTGTTAAAATTAGTAAAATTTGTTGATACTTTTAAAGTATTAATTACTTCACCCATAGAAATTAATGTAGTACTACATTCATAGCCACCATTTTTCATCATTTTCCAACTAAAGTTTTTAACATAACCTAACATCCCGTCATAGTTGTGTTTGTATTTTTTTCGTAAATTGTCTAATTGTTTATAAATTTTATCTTGATTTAATGTTTCATCAAAAGGATTTATTGTAACACCATTAAACACTTGAGGATTTAAAGATATATCAGAAGGAAGAGATTCATTTTCTTCTCCTCTATTGTATTTTTCATCATAGTCTAAATACTGAGACCATCCCCATTCAAGTAATACTGAGTATCCTGGTCTCATAAATAAAAGTTCTAATTCATTTAATTGATGAATGTCCCAAGCATAGTATTTTACAGTTGTTTCAAATAATGAACCATAAGCTCCAATAGTATGAAGATTTACACCTGTAATTCCAGGCATAGGTCTAATACCATATGTTCTAAAATACTGTGGATCTTTTGTTCCATCTGGTCTTACATCAATATTTGAAGCATAGGCACTTTTTTGTTCTCCCATTCCATATCTTAAACCAGCAAATAAATCAGTATTAGGATTGGCTTTAGTGTATAATGTTCCTCCTTCTAAAATGTATTTTTTAGAAAGATTATCACCAGTATAATGTCCATCTGGTATTGTTTTAATATTTCCTTTTCCTGGAAGATCAACTTTACCTGATGTGTAGTTAGTGAAAGATGTCATTCTTACCCATGAATTTTTACTTAAATACCATGGTAGTAATTGATTTCTATAATTATTAGTTTCATTACCTTTAACTACTTGAGTTCGGGCCTGCAGTTGGACCTGAATAGATCTAGCTAGTGTTTCTTTAAATATACTCATAACATTTATTGGTTTATATTGTAAAAATCTTGTAAGATTTGTGTTAAATTTTGAGGAATTCTCATTTGTAGTCCTATTGGAGGAAACAATGAATCTCTATTTAAATTATTTGATATTTGAAAAATCCAATACAATGAAGGATCATTGTAAAATTGAGCTGCTAAATTATCTAAACGATCACCTTGTTGAGTTATAATATATAAATCATTTGTAGACTCAGTTACCATAGGATACTTAGTACTACTATAGTATCTAGGACCTTTTGTTGTTTTTAGTATTGGTATATCTGAGTATCTAGACATTATTTTTAGGTCCTATGAATGCTGGTGGTTGTGAAAGTACTAATGGTAATGATGGTAATGGTAAATCATTATTATTAGGAAGATTAATTAAATTATTTATTGGAAGAATTGGATTTCCTTCTTTATCTTTTGCTGTAGGTAGTACACCTTGTGGTAAATAATGATTTGGATGTCCAATTTTGAAGTTAGGTGTAATAAATGTTGAAGTATGTGGATCATTTCTATGATTTCTTTTAGGTAAGAAATTATGAATAGGTTTAAATGTCATAGCTACTTTCATGTATTTTGGAACTTCATGTTGTTTCGTAGTTGATATAATATCTTTAGATCCATTTAAATTTGCTCTTAATTCAGGTTCATCAACTGCTATTTCCCAAGGTGCTGTTAAATGATCTGTTATAACCATACTAGTAAATACACCAGGCTGTTGGTAAATATAATCTCCTATTGTTAGTAAAGCATAATTGCCTCTCATTTGATATCTATCATTATAATCAGGAGCCATACTAGACATTAAATAATTTAATTTAGTATATATAGCCGGCATTTCTTCTTCAGAATGGGCAAATAATATAAAACTAAATTGAATGTCTCTTTTAAAACCTTCATATGTAAAAAATGATTCACCTCGTCCCATATAATTAAATTCTTTCCATTGGGGTGAAAAATTATCTGACATATTTTCTAAGTATGCTCTAAAAGCTAATACATCTGTGTTTAAAGCTGTGCCTGTTTTACCAACAGCTAAAGGAGCATCATTATTTACAATTTCTATTCTAAATTTAATAATATCTCTACCGTATTTTCCTCTAGCTTTTTCTTTAGTGTTGTTTTGATTGTATAAACCTGAGTAAATAAGATCACTACTAATGGCTCCACTATTTATATCATTTAAAGCTCCATCTGATTTATCATAAAATGTAGCTCTTGGAGTAATTGTAAGAATATTAATACTGTCTACAGTAGTGTTAGGGTTACCTATACTTGAACGATTTGAAGTTACACCTACTCTATTATGTATATTAAATTCTTGATAAGTAATTTTGTTTCTAAAATCTTTTGGATATTTACTAAAATCTGCAGGTACTAATTGATTACTACCACTTAATTTAGAATATTCACTACCATATTTGAGTATTTCATTATAAGCCCATTTTCCCGCTTTATTGGTTATAGCATCGTTTCTTCCAAAAGTATTTTGAACAGTTGTTATTTTTGTTTGACCAAAATCTTTACTTAGGGGATTTGACCCACCCCAATAAGAATTTAATTCAACAATTTCATTTGTGTTTGATCTAAATTTTGAATTAGGTTGTGTATAAATTAATAATCTAGATTGAAATGGTTCATAAACATCAGGTGTAGTATTTAAACTTAAATAACCTCCAGGAGTACTGTAAGGATCATTATTAGTAGATGGAATTAAACCATGTCTATCAAAATGTAATCCAAAAGCAGTACCAGCTACTGATGCTAAAACACCAGTATAATCAAAAAGTTGATTGTCTGTTAAATTTTCATTTTTAGGAAATGCAATAGTTCTGTAAGATGTATTAGGATTTTGAAGTTGTAAAACTGATTGTTTAACTAAACTTAACGCTCCATTAGTACTTAGTAAAAATTTTCCTATTCTTATTTCATCTAATCCAGCAGCAATAGGAGCATTTATTCCTCCTCTTAATAGTAAAAGAGCATCATTACCTGCATCTTTCTCAAAAGGACCATCTCCTTCAACAGGAGCAGGAATGTGTGTTTGACCAGCTAAGGTAATTGTTTCTTGTGAAGGACCAGAGCCAAAGACATCATAAACTCTAGTGAATTTACCTGACAGTGATTCCTCATATAGTTCCCTTAAGCTTTTAGCCATTAATATTTACCTTCAGCTGGACCTTTAGAACTGTATGGTCCCCAAGGAGCAGGTTTACCAGCACCACCTGAACCAAAAGCTAATTGAGTACTTCTAGTGAAATAAGCATAACCAGGAATTTGTGTTGAAACCCTACCGGTAATCAAATCTTGAGATTTAGATAAAGTGTTTGAAATTGGTAAAGTAGTTCTTGCTTGAATTTCAGATGTGTATTTTTGACCTAAATTTTCAAAATCAGGTCCTGGAATACCTGATAGTCCATATCTACTTGTGTTAAGTGGATCTAATAATCTGTCTCTTAATGAATATGCCATAGTTGTTGTTTATTGATAAATATTAAATAATAATTGAATTTTATGTTTCCAGTATAGTATTTTGTGATTTATGCATTGACGAAGCTACAGTTTGGCCATTCATTTTAGAATCAACTTGAACATTATTTTGTACAATAATTGGTCTTGATGTACGACCTTCATTGTTTTCATTAGCAGCAGTGTTAACATTATATTCTCCTATTCCTCCTCCACCCCCTCCACCTGTAAAAGCACCTAATCCAGCAGCTGCGACTACCGCGGCTATTCCACCAATAATAAACGGTGTAGCTGCACCTAATGTGGATGCTTCAGCACCAACAATAGATGCTATTGCTTTTTCAGCTTCTATTGTTTTTAAGGTTCGAAGAATTGGAACTTGAGCAGCTAATTGAGCATTTTGAAAAGCTATTTGGGCATTAATAGCTGCGTATTGTGCTACTCCCATAATTAAACTAGTAACAAATTTTCCTGCCATTACTCCTACTATTCCTAATGCTATGAATTTAAACATAGTAGCATGTTTAACAATAAGTGCCATCTTATTTATTATCCAAGTTAATGGACCTTCAGCTAAGCTACCAAATGTTTCTAATAATTTTTCAACAAGTAAATTCATTTTGTCTTGTGTTCCTAATTCTTGCTGTTTTTGGATTAGTTCTTCAGATGTATTAGCTCGTTGTAATTCAGCGTAAAATTCTTGTTCTTGTCCATTAGCAATCATAGATTTTCTACGCTCATTTAAAGATGCTACACTTTTATCACCAGTTTGGACTAAAAGTTCTTCCATTTTTAACTGATCTGCTAATTTATCAGCTGAAGTTCCTATAGCTGATGCTAAAGCTTCTTGTTGAATTACATTAAGATTTTGAAACTCACTTAAACTTCCTACTTGATCTCTTAATTCTTTAGCTGCTCCCGCTGCATCACCACGTAAAGCTAATTCACGAGCTTTTTCTAAGTTTATTGCTTTACCAGTTAATAGTTCTGCTTTTAATTCATTTTCAATACTTGATTCAAATTTTAATAAATTATTAGCAGCACTTGCAGCGTCTTGTAAATTAGTACCAATTTTAGCAGTTTCTATTACTGCTTTAGCTAGTAATTCTGGATTATTTTTATATTGGGCAGCTAATTGACCTGATACTTTAGCAACATCTGCTGTTATTTTTCTATTGTCTAAATAAATTCCTTGTTGTTTTCCTAAAGAAATTGTTTGATTATTTACAGTATCTAAAATACTTTTAGCTTGAATACCATTTAAAATACTAAGTTTTGAAATATCAGTTGCTTCTTCAACAGTAAAGCCCATTTCTTTTGTTAAAGAAACTTGACTTTTTAATTGATTATCACTAAATACTGCTGATGTTCCTAAAGATTTATTTAATTCATTAGATGCTTGTAATATATTCTTTTGAGTTTGTACTAAAGTAGTACCTGTACTAGCTAAAGTTCCAGCAGACGCAGCTGAAAATGCATATGATGTTGAGAGTTCTTTAGCTTCTCTGCTTCCTACTCCTAATTGTTTTCCTGTTTCTACTAATGCTTTATTTAAACTAAATGCTTGTTCAATAATAGCAGATAATGAAAATTTCTTTAGTACTCCTGTAATATCACCCCATATTCCTAAAGTTTGTTTAAGAGCACTATTATTATTAAGTAATTGATCTTTTTGTTGTTTTAATTGATTTAATTTTTCTTTTGCTAATGATATTTTTTCTAAAGCATCTCGTGTTTCTTTTTCATAATAAGCTTCATAATAATTATTTAAAACTTTATTATTGTCTACAAAATCTTCTAATTGTTCTTTTCTTAATTTATCAAGAAGATAAAGATCAAGTTGTTTTTTTTCTTGACCATTTAATGATTGATAAACACCATTGTTTTGTTTGATTATATCCTCTAATATTTGAACTTTATCTTTCTCTATGTCTACTTGGGCATATTGAGTATCAACTTGTTGTTGGGTTATACCATTAAGACCCTTAGCAAACTCGTTTTGAAGTTTATTTAATTTATTAGTTTCTTCAATTAATTTTCTTCTAGCTATAATTCCATTATTAATTTTAGTTGATAAATCTAAAATATCGCCACCTTGATTATTAAAATCAGCATATTGATCTGTAATTTTATCATTTAAATTTATAAGTTCATTAGTTTTTTTAGTCCAGGTTGCAAGAAAATCACCAACTTTTAATAAATCATTACCAACTACATCTTTTAAACTATCAACAACTCCTTTTAAAGCACTAGTTAATCGTTCAGCCGCACTGGTTATGTCATTAATTTCATCTTGTGTTGCCATATTAATAAATATTTATTTATTTTCTTTTTACATTAGATATAAAATCAGGAACATTTACTTTAGTAGATTTAGTAGGTTGAGAATTTCCTTTAGATGCTTTTTCTTCAGCTTCTTGTTTTTTCTTAAGATATTCTACAATTTTTTGTATATGATAACGTCTGGTTGTTACAGGCATATCATATACCTCATAATAAGTAAATCCTCCTTTACCATGGTACACTAAATCATGTACCTCTTCCATGAATATTAGTCTATATTCCGGCGTCAGGGTAAAGAAAGTTGATATTTAATGGAATTGTGGCGCCCTCCACAACGTCACCTTTAGAATCAGTATAATCAAAAGTTGATTCAATATCCGGTGTGATTTCGTTAATGTATTTACGAAGCGCACGAGTATCTGTAATCATTAAATTATCCACTATTTCACGTATTTTTCCCGCGTCTCTGTCATTATTTACAGCTATAATAGTATGTTTTAGTCTAGTTGTAATTTCAAAACTATCATTTGGAAATGCTTTTTTTAATCCTTTAAGTTCTTGTTGGATATTTTTTTCATCTTCTGATGTTAATAGTTTAAAAGATACTGTTAATTTACTTTGTGGTAAAATAAAATTAAATTCATTTTTTCCTCTTTCAAATAAAGACTCATTAATTTTTTTATTTTCTAATTTACTTAAATCAATAGTTATAGGAATTTTTTTACCATATTTATCTGTTACTTCTATATCATAATTAGCTCCGTATCCTAAAATACGAGCGGCGTATAAAATAGCATTTTTATCTCCTGTAATTAATTCATCATAGTCAATTTTAGTAACTATTAAAGACTGTAGTAATTTATCAATTACAATACCTTTTTCAATAAAATTTGAATTTGTTAAAATGTCTTCTTCACGAGCTGACATGTATTTTAATTCAATTGTACCTGATGATAGTGGACTTGATTCTGGATAGACTAAACCTTTACTTGGTAAATCTATAACTTCTGATGGAAAACGAAATTCTGACATATACTTTATTTATGATAAATATGTAGATACAAAAAAAAGCTTGACATTTCTGCCAAGCTTCTTTGTAAAATTTGTAATTGATTGGTATATAATATTTCAATAATTGAGAATGCAATAATCCATAGCAAGTGTCAACTCAATGTCTTTTGTAGCTTCACCTGATGCATAATCACCATTTCCAAAATTTGCTTGTTTAATAAAAGCACCTTTGATAATCCATTCACCAACTACATCACCAACTGGACCTAGTTCTGATAAAGTAATGTCTTTTTTATAGAAATCACTGTAACCATCTCTACCTGTCACTGATTCATGTGATAAACGAATCCATTCCATTGTTACTTGTTCACCTGAAGGAGTAACTGGATCCCAAAGTGTCATAGTCATATCAGACCAATCAGCTTTTCCTTTGATTTTACGATAAACATTAATATGGTCTAATTTAATTTCCTTTAAGTTTACTTCAGGAAATTTTACTTTATGAATCAAATACGCAGGAACACCCTGAATAGTCATTAACCAGCGATTTTGAACTTTAGGTTCGAACGCTGTGAAAAATATTTCGTTTGAATTTAATACTGGCATCTTATTTAGTTTTTATCTTGTTCTATAATAAATATGTTATATTAAGAAAATGTTACACCTGTTGGAGTAATATTGAATGTTAAATAAATAAATTCAATAGTTTTAGTAGGTTGAATGTAAATTTGTCCAACTAGTTGATTTCTATCGATTACATCTGCTGTATTATTAGTGTCATCCATTACTACTTTGTAAGCATACAAACCTTGTCTTTGTTGTACACTTTCCAAATATGGATTAACTTGACTTAAGAAATTGTTTCTTGTAGAAATAGTGTTTTGTTCAAACAATAAACTTTCAGCAATATTTCCAATATAACGTTTAAGAGCAATTAATAATCTACGAACATTTACTCGATCTAAAGCACTAGCTTGAGTTTGTAGTGTTTTTTGTCCATAAGCTACTAAACCAACACCAGGAAAACTAGCAATTGGATTAACTTTACCTTGATATAATTTGTCTCTGTCAGTTGTTTGTAGTTTTCTTTCTGCTTGTAAAGCACCACCAATTCCACCTCTGTTTAAACCTGCTGGAGCAAACCATTCTGCACTAACTCTATCATTAAAACTGTAAACACCAGGCATTACTGTTGAAGCTGGAACCCATACTAATTTACCTGAAGCTTGACTCAATACTTGAACCCAAGGCCAGTAAGCAGCAGCATAGTTAGTATTCATAGCAGCAGCTTGGTTAGCAACAGCACCTACTGTAGCACCATAAGCATAAAGATCAGTAATATAAAAACAATCACCTCTATCTTCAGCCACATTAACAAAACTTGAAACAGCAGAACTGTGTAAATTTTGAGTTAAACCAGGAGTAGCTAGTAATTGATAATCGTATTCTTCTGGGTTGTTTAATAAGTTAGAAGCAGTAATATAATTACCTACTGTAAGTCCTTGTGTAGTAGTACTAATGTTATCAAATAAGTTTGTAACAGTAGCTATATCATTTCCTGTAGCTCCACCAAAACTTCCTGAACCTAATACTGGAATAGAAGCAGTATAAATACTATTAACAGCACCATTATTTAAGAAATAATTTGGAGTTGGAGTTATTACACTGTTTACTCTTATGTATCTTGAACTATTAGGATAGTTACCAGTTTGATTTAAGTAAAATTGACCTGTAGTAGAATCATAAGCAACACTTACATTTCTGTCTCCAATTACTCTTGAAATATAATTAGAATTATTTGGATCTAAACTTAAATTAGTAAAAGTTTCAAGAACAGTTTTATTTGAATTAGTATCATCACCTTGACGAACCAACAATGAGAATAAACCAGATCCTGTGTCAGAAGTAATTACTTCCCATCTTACATTATCCATTGAACCGCTTGGTAAAGCTCCATTAGATAATTGAGATCCAGAACTAAAACTATTCATAATAACACCTTGACCAAGTGTACTTAATGTAAATGAAGCTGAATTATTAGAAGCTGAAGTAAGATAGTTAGCTATTGAACTAGTAGCAGACGTATATGTTCCTGATGTTACACGAGTAACTAAAATTGTACTTCCACCTTGTTGAAAATAATTATAAGCAGCTATTGAAGTTAAAAACTCATAATTTACAGATGCACTAGTGAATACATCTCCATATCTTCCTTTAAAATCAGAATATGAAGTAACAAGTGTAGGGATATTTGGTTGGCCTTTAACTGTAGGTCCAACTAAAGCTAAACCGGCTGTAATCGTTCCCTGAACGATTTGTGATGTATCATTTTCGTTTAATACAATGCCTGGTGATAATAATATTTCGTTTGCCATTTTTATTAGGTTGTTTCTAGTAATAAATATGGACTAAAATATTAAAAACACCAAAGGACCCATAAGGGTCCTCTAGTTGATGAAGATTTTTAATTAATTAAGTAAACTAAATTAATCCGTAAAGTAGTAGATCTGGATCTGTCCACTCAGGTGTTGATAAAATGTCTAACATTTCATTATGAGTATAAGGTCCTTCACTTGTTGTTAAACTTTGAATTGATGGTGGTGTTAAACCATTCCATTTAACAAATGTTTTTGTTAAATCAACTGATTTTCTTACAGTATCTATTGAAGTTTCTAAAACTTCATTAAAGTTAATCTTATTCAACTCTGAAATATTGAATATCATAAATTCTCTATTTATGTGTGGGTCTGACATATTAATAAATATCTTTATAATCCAAATCTTGATTTTTGTTTATTGTAGATTCGTAGAACCTCTGAGTCTAATAGGGTTCTATTATAAACTTGAGTACGGGCTATTCGACCATTAAAATATCTAAAGTCATTATCAGATTGAGCACCAATATCAAAGTTAACAGTTGAAGTTGAGTTCCAACCATTACCTGTTTGGGTTGATGTTCCCAATAAAGAACCGTTTCGATAAAGTTTATAGGTTCTATTAGAATTCCAAGAAGCTGCGATGTTATACCATTGACCTACGTTTAATACACTGCCAACTCCTGCACCGTTTTCTGATGTTGACCCATCAGCAACAGCTACAAAAGGCCCATTATCAAAAATAAAAAGAGCTGCTACGTCCCCTTCGACTGTGTTGTTCCAAACACCAGTAATTAATGCTTGACCAATACTACTATTAAGATAAACCCAAGCACTAAAAGTTACTCCTGTGAATGGAGTGTTAAAAATACTTTGAGAAAGTTGACAATAATCGTTTGTTCCATCAAATACAATTGAACCACCATTATCAGAATTAAATGTTGGACCATTAGTTAATGTTGCGTAATTACTACCTCCACTTAAATCATACCATATAGAACCACTTGCAGGATATGAAGCTCGATTACCAGCATCTAAATCTAAAATAAAACCAGGAACAGCAGGTTGTGGATATAATATTGTTTGTGTTTTTATACTAGTATTAGTATTTATAACTATTGACATATTTTTTTATAATATTTAAAAATAAAGAAAGGTCTGACTGTCCAGACCCTTTAAAAATAATTATCAAAATTTATTAAATTGATGTAGGTATAAATTCCCCTTTATCAAGATCAATAGTTCCTACACCATATTTTTCTTGGAAAAATTTACCAGTTTCTTGTTCTTTAGTTTTTAATTCATTAAAGTATTTTACTACTTCTTCTCTTCTAGCTTCAATTTGTAATTTAGTAATTTCTAAACTACCTAATTCTTGTGCTACTGCTTGATTTTCTTTTTGCAACTCTTGCAATTGTTCGATTTCTTCGATTGTAAGTTTTGTGTTTTCCATATAACGTTATTTTTTTTATTTGTTTAAATTAGTGTTTCTTCTATTGGAGTAGGTTCTACTATCACAGGAGCTTCTGTTGGAATACCTGTTATTTCGAATGTACTAGAAGGATATGAAGCTTCCAAGCTTTCTTTTACTTTTATAGTAATATAATAAAGATACTTGTCAACCACAGTATATCCTGTTTCTATTTCAGGAGCCTCAGCTGTGTCTACATAAAACGGCCAACAAGTAATTGAGTTAGCACCGTCTAAAAATGCTTGTTTAGAAGAATACATAAAACAGTCTACAGGTACTTGAGTTCCTGCTACTGGGTAGTGTAAAGTTAAACGGAAGTACGGTTGTGTGTATGTTCCGTAGTTGTAATCTAATGTATTTGTAACTTGTATTGCCATATATTAATAAATATATAAAATTAGTATAAAGCATTCCATACAGATCCATCCCAGAAGAAAGGTTTAGCAGGTATTGATGAAGATACTGCAAAAGATCCTGTTGGTATACCTACTGTTGGTAGTGGAGACTGTGGTTGTAATGTAAAAATAGCACCTGATCCAGTTACATTTAAACTTCCTGAAATTGTTGTAGTTGATCCACTAACTGATATTATTTGATTACCTTGCCCATCAGCAATTATGATTCTATTATTGTAAATTCCATCCGGTAAAATAACGTTACCTCCTATTATAGTATTATTTGAACCTGAAATACCAGAACCTGATATATTACTGTAACCAATAACTGTGTTATTTGAACCAGATCTAAAACCTTGCATTGTATTATATCCAACAACAACATTATTTGATCCTGTAATTTGTTGTAATGATTGATAACCAATACTAGTGTTATTTGATGCTAAGGTCGCGGAACTTGATATCATAGCAGAAGTACCTATTGCTAAATTACCATTAGCTGTAGTTATAGTTCCTAAAGCATTAGCACCAATTGCTAAATTAAAGTCACCTGTTGTAATTCTACCTAAGGTATTCGCTCCTATAGCAATACTGTCTTGAGCACCTGAACCAGATACCATTGCCTGGTATCCAATAGCGATATTGTTATTTACTGTGGTTAAGAATTTTAAGGCTTCAAATCCAATAGCGATATTATTATCACCTGATGTAACGTTTGCTCCAGCATCGGTTCCTATAAAAATAGAAGCAGCAGCACCTGTAGCTAATTTACCAGCTCTTAATCCTATCGCTATGTTGTTAAGTTGTGAGGTATTTGAAAATAAAGCCTCAGTTCCTATAGCAATATTATTATCACCTGATGTGGTTGCATAAGATGCTGAATTTCCTATTGCTATATTATTAGTTAATGAGTTAGTACTCGCTGTAAATACATCAAAACCAATACCTATATTATTGTTTGAACCATTTGTAGTAACTAAAGGCATTATATTATTACCTAAAGCTAGATTTCTATAAGTAGTAGTTGTGGCTAATAATGAACCAGATCCAATAGCGATATTATTTTGACTATTTACAGCGCCTACACCAGTAAGTAATGATAATGCTCTTGAATCTCCTATTACTAAATTGGTTGTTCTACTACCTGTTCCTCTATTTATAAAAACTCCATTAATTTCCCCGGTGGATGTCACAAATCCTGTTGTTGGTGAAATAGAAGCTGTAGCAGATCCTGAAGCTATTCGAGAAAGATTTAATCCTATGATTGAAGAAGCAGGAATATCAGTTAGTCCTAAACCACTTCCATTAAAAGATCCAGAAAATGAACCTGAACATGTTATTAGTCCTAAAAATTCAGATTTACCACTAGAACTAATATAAAAAAATTGACTATATGATGGCCCAACAGGAGAATTAACTTCAAAAAGATTACCAGTATTATCATTTGTGATTTGTAATATTGTATTTGATGCTGAAGTTACTGTAAATATGTTGTTTGAGCCTGATGAAAGTATTTCAAGAGAACCTGTTACAACAACACTTCCACTAAGAGGAAAAATACCTACACCACCACCTCCTCCTGAGCCTGTATTTACTGTGATTGGGAATGTTGAGCCGTCACCCTTAGTAAAAGTAATAGTATTTAAATTAACAGATGCTGTTGTTAATAATGAACCTGTATCAACAGTAATACCAGAATTTAAAGCATAAGATGCTGTTAAAGCATAACTTGAACTTAAAGATTGGTTTGAATAAGATGATGTACCTTGTAAACTTCCTGTGAATGAACCAGTAAATGATCCTGTGTTATATGATGATGTGAATGTATTAACAGATGCTGTAAAACTATTGAATGAACTAGTAGTTATAAAAGAACTAGTTTGTGAGTTGGTTACAAAGGAACTTGTTGCGGTATTTATTGAACTTGTAAAACTATTGAAACTACTTGTAGTCACAAATGAACCAGTATCAACAGTAGTACCAGAATTTAAAGCATAACTTGCTGTTAAAGCATATGAACTACTTAAAGTTTGTAATGCGTAAGATGAAGTAGTAGTTAGTAAGTCTTGATTTGGGTTATATCTTAAACCACCATCTACTTGGATGTAGCCTGGTCCTGATGTGTCAACAAATAACACATTATGTTGTAGATTTTGTGTTGATATACTAGTTGATACTTGTTGAGTTATTGAAGAAGTAAGTGTGTATGATGCACTAATAGCTACTGAAGCTGTTAGAGCGTAACTTGAACTTAATGCTTGGTTTGAATAAGAAGAGGTTCCTAATAGACTTCCTGTGAATGAACCAGTAAATGATCCTGTATAAGATCCTGAGTATGTAGCTAGTATTCTCCAATTTGATAATAAACCCCAGTCTACTGATGATGTTGTTTGTCCGTAAAATCCATAAAATTGTTGTGAAGAACTAGTAAATATAATAGCTCCTAATTTTCGTTTATCAGTCGGAATTGAACCTGTTTCATTTAAATTTCCTACAGGATAACTACTACCTCTTAGTTGGGTAATATCAACTAATGCTTTAGCTGAGTTATTGTGTTCTAGTATGTCTGGATATAAAATTGGCATATTATGATATTGCTAATGTTGTTCCGCTTGCGAAAGCTTTGTCTGAGTTTGATTTATATATTCTTACTGATATTGATGCTGCGTAAGCATTTGTAACAGTGAAGTCTCCTAATTTTGTAAATGCTGATAATACAGATAAGGCTCCGTTTTGAATTATGTTTGAAAGATCTCCATAGGATGCAGGGTATATTATATATGTAAAATTACCAACTGTATCATTAGCTGCTGTACAAGTTGCTGTCCATACTCTATCAGTATCTAAAGCAGAAGTTACTGATGCATTTACTACTGTCTGTGCTGTAGCGTTGTCTACAGGTGTTGTTGAGGAAGCGGCTAAGTAGTTTCTCCACTGGAATGAAACTGAAGTTGTTGTAGCTGTAATAGCAGCTCCTGTGTCTGATCTTCTACCATTTACTGTAAAAGTAACAGTACCATTTATTGTTGCTCTGTTAATAGTATAAGTACTACCTATACCTAAAGTATTGGTTGTTGTTAGTACATTATCACCAAAGTAAAAAGTTTGAGTTCCTATATCAGCACCAGATGCTGTAAATGAAGAACTAATAGGGAATATTCCATTAGGATTATCCGCTGTAGCAGAAAATGAAGCTGTATTTGTTGTAAAAGAATTACCTACATCTCTTGCTGCTGTTGAAATACTAGATCCTCCTAGTCTCATTACTAAGGAAGATAGTGTTGGTGGAATATAAGTGACAAGCATTGTTCTTAAAATACTTTCTAAACTTGTTCCTATAGCTAATGTTGTACCTGAAATTAGACCACCAACTGTTTGGTTAGTCAGTATTATACTTTGTAATACAGTATTTGAAGCTGTTATAGCGTAGCTTGAACTTAAAGATTGGTTTGAGTAAGATGATGTTCCTAATAGACTACCTGTAAATCCTTGAGTTGATACTATAGATCCTGTAACAATTAAACTACCTGTTATTATAGCACTTCCTGTATATGGAAAAGCTGAACCACCCCCTCCACCTGAACCTGTATTTACTGTGATTGGAAATGTAGTTCCATCTCCTTTAGTAAAAGTAATTGTATTTAAATTAACAGATGCTGTGGTTAATAGAGATCCAGTGTTTGTACTTCCACCTCCTCCATTCATTGCATATGATGCTGTTAAAGCATAAGATGCTGTGGTATTTAGTATATTTAAAATACTTCCAGTACCATCAGCAAGATATGTACCATCTGTTTGTACTATCCTTTGATAGGTACTGCTTATGGCAGATCCTGAAAAACTAGCTATTGGCATTTTATTTCAACTTTTTAAACTTTATCTGATAGATATTTTAAAGTTGATTCTAATAATGGTCCGGAGATTTTGTTTTTATTTAAATAACCTTTAATTATTTTTTTAGCTTTATCATTGTATCTTAGTAAATTACTAATATTGCCGTATCTACTAATGTCAATATTTTCTTTTACTAATAAATTATAAAGTTTTTCTCCGTTACTATTAGAACTAACTTTAGGAACACTATTAGTGTACGAAATTTCTGTCACTTCTACCAACGGTTTTGAAGACTTCTCTTCAATCATTTCAACAGTCACAACCTTTGATTGTTCTAATTTATATTCAGATTTCCATGGAATAAAATATGTATCGTCTGCTATAACTTCTAATTTAATATTTCCTTTACTTTTGAAATTATCAAAATTTTTAAATTTACCTATTGTAACTTCACAAAGGCCTTCTTTAATATGCCCATCAAACATTAAATTATGGGTTTCACCTTCAACTACTAGTCTAGCTAATGCTGTAGAGCCATTTGCTCCTTCAACTAGTACTTTACATTTGAAAGTATTGTTTTTATCTGTGTATAATTTGAACATCTTCTAATAGTATTTTTTGATTGAATTTTTCAGTTAATAAATTTTCTACGTGGTCTTTAAATTCTACTTTGACAGTATTGTTTTTTGTTTTTTCAAAAACTTTTTCAATATCGTCTATCATAAATATTAATTTTATTTTTCTTTTTTCAGATTTTTTATTAATATTTTGAAATTCTGTTGGATCTGCGGATGCACCTAAACCTGTAAAAACTACTGTTACTTCAACAGCATGATCCCATAGTACACCATAAGGTGGAGGAACTGTTATACCATATGTTTCTAAAATATATTGAGCATAGTCTGAGTTAGCATAAAAAGTATCCCAATTTTGATGTGCTTGATCCCAAGTTATGTTATTAACTATATATTCCATCAATAATAAATATATATGTTTATATTAAAAATTAAGTCACACTAATTATAATTCCATTTTGTATATTAAAGGTAATTGGAGGATTTGGAAAAGGCTGTTGGATTACAACAGGAGGACCATTGTATCCTACTGGACTTAGATTTGTTCCTGCACTCGCAGAACCTGAAGTTATATCTAAGTAGTATCCACGATTCGCACCACCTTGTTCAAAAAATCGAAGTTTATCTTGGTTAACATCAATTGTTACACCTATACCTATACTTGTATTAGTAGCAGGAACATTAAGGAATATTTCTCCTCCTTCATCTCCAGCTTGAAACATTGATTTTAAATTAATTTGAGCAGATACATTACCTGCTGCTATAATCTCAGATGTTGAAGTAATTGAACCTGTTACTATTTGGTTATCTTTAAATGTATTAGATCCTGTTGTTGCAAAAGAACTTGTTCTAGATGTAAGTAAATAAGGAGACAACATTGAACTTGTATTTGTAATTAACAAATATGGAGCCAACATTGATGATGTTTGGCTGTTTTGTACAAAAGAACTTGTTTGAGTGTTAGTTACAAAAGAACTTGTTAAATTTGTTAACAAGTAAGGAGCTAACATCGAAGATGTAGCACTTGTTAATACATAGAGTGGTGCTAATGATGCTGTTGAAGCAAATGAACTACTTAGAGCATAAGATGAACTTACAGCAAATGAACTACTTACGGCATTTAATACATAACTTGCTGTTTGTGCTGTTACAATATATGATGCTGTTACTGCATTTGATGACCAGCTTGATGTTCCAAATAATAAACCTGTAAATGATCCGGAAAATGAACCTGTATTACTTAGAAATTGATCTACCCTATTTGCTGTTACAATAAGTGAAGGTATGCCTGGTACTACTCCAAATGCTGATTCTGCGTGTAATCGTACATTAGCATCAGTTGAATACCACATTAATTGAAAGTAATCATTTGCAGCAGCATTAACAAAGAAATTCCATGCTGCAACATAGTGAGCACCATTACCAACTAATTGTATAGATGTAGCAGAATCACTTATGTCGGTTCCATTTTTTCTAATCCATATCCATATCTCATCTGTTCCACTGTCTGTTTTATCTACTTGTGCTGAGAATTGTATATCATAAACTCCAGGGTTTTGTACCTTAATATAGGTATTGAAAGGGTTTGTTGATCCTGAAATAGACACTCCATTAGTAATGTCAGTTACATTCAAAGACATTGATCTAGCAGTACTTGCTACATTGGTTTGTGTTTGTGTAGAATAAAAACTACCGTATGAACCAGTTGCTGTATTTCCACTTCCACCTGATCCACCGGTTGATGTAATTGTGACTTGTCCTAATCCATTACTAGGTGATAAACTAATATTTGCTCCTGCAAGTAACTGGGTCACTCCACCGTTCAAAGCATAACTTGCTGTGGTAGCTTGAGAGGAAGTTCCTGTTAAATTACCTATAATAGATCCACTTACATTTAAAGAACCTGTAAGATATAACGCATTGTTATTAAGTAATGTAAAATTACTACTACCACTAAATAAACCTCCGTTATTATACTGTAGTGAAAATAGAGGACCATTTGGAACTCCACTACCAGTACTTGCTAACATAGCATTCACTGTTACTATTCCTGTACCTCCCACAGGAGATAAAATAACATTAGTACCCGCTATAATTTGAGTAACTCCACCATTTAATGCATAAGAACTTGATAAAGCATAAGACGCGGTACTAGCATAAGAAGAAGATATTGGTACTAATGTACTTAAATTTCTTTCAAAAGTACTATTATCTCCTCTAGTAGCTGTTAAAAATGGATTTGAAAAATTTAAATCAACAACAAATGATCCTGTATTTACACTACTTCCTGTAGATCTTAAATTTATTATACTTTGATTTTTATTTTGTTGTTGTTTAATAAAAATATTACCATCATATGAATTAATAAGTAAATCTCCTACATTAAGTTGTTCTATTGTAGGTGTAAAATTAGGAGTTTGGGTTACTTTAATTGAAGACATGGTTTAATATAAATATTAAGTAAGACCAAAACGTGTTTTTACAGTATTGTAGTTTTGTAATACTTCTGCCTGGGTAAGTACTCGGTTGTAAATATAAAATGATCCTATTGATCCTGTTGTAAAGAAGGAGTCAGTACCAGAATCTAATCTTCCTATGTATATGGGTGATGTTGTAGACGCAGATGTAAAAGGTGCAGCCATTGTAAAATCTGTAACTACAGAAATTCCATTTACATAAACATTTACTATTGATCCAGATATTGTATAAGTTAAATTAGTCCATTGATTAGGTACACTCAATGCGTTGGTCATAGCTGTTGAACTTATGGTAGTATTAGTATTATTTGTAGGTACAAGTAATAAAGATGTTTCGAAAATTCTTTGAGATCTACCAAAACCATTTCCATTGTTATGATCCCACATAAATAACCTATTTAATGTAACACTAGATCTTTTAAATGTTATTGAAACTGTAGACGGTGAAGGTGTTGTTGTAATTGATGGTATGAAAGCATAACTACCAGTTCCATCAAAATTTAATACTCGCTCGTTCAAGTAAGTATACTGTGGAATTGATGCATTACTTGAAGATGGTGCTAGAGCTGAACCAGTTATAAGATTAACTACATTATTATTTCCAGACATATCATTCCACCTTGTTCTTCCTCCTGGTGTAGTAGTAGTAGGAAAATATGGAGTAGCATATGTATTTTTTTCTACTTGAAGGCCCCATATATAAGAACCAGATAATCCGTTTCCTGTGTATGTTAAATTCCCAGCATCATCAGCTAATCTTACAAAAGTATTGATTCCTCCTACATACGAAGCAGTATCTCTAGCTGTGTATGATATTCTATAAAATCCATTAGGTGCTGGTGTTATAGAAGAAGCATATAATGTACCAGCTGCTGTAAGATAGGGTGATACTGTCCCTGTTGATAAGTCATATTGTACACCTACTCTACCACTTGTCCATTCCCAAAAACTAGCTCCTTTAGTTCTTCCATTTGGTTTTATATAAAAACTAATAGTATAATAAGAACCTGTTGATTTTAAAAAATTACCAGCGTTATTTAAATATATTCTATGAATAGCTGTAGCAGAAGTATCTTCAGTTAGTAATGTGGCTGTATTGGTTCCGTCAGGCGCTAGAAATGAACCAGTTGTTAAATCAGCAGCATTGTTTACATAATTACTAGCTGTACCAGGTGTTAAAAAATTTTGGGAATATGGTATTAAATTTATTGTTGGATCTAAAGGTATTGATTGTGGATTTAAAGAATCTAATGCTAACACTAATCCATTTGTTACTATACTATTTCTTGTATTTACTGACATATTATGTTAATCCAAATCTTGTTTTAAATGAGTTATAATTTTGTGAAATTTCTTGTTGTGATAAAGCTCTATTATATAATCTTAAAGTTCCAATTTCAAAAGGAGATGTAGCAACACCGGTAGTTGAAGATTCGGTATGATAAAGATTCAAATTAGTAAAATTTTTACTAGGTCCTTTCTGTACTCCATTTATATAAAAAGATCCAGTGCTATTGTTGATAGAAAATGCTATGTGATTCCAAGATCCTGTGGTGAATACTGTCTTATATGCTGTTTCAGAAAAATTATTATTGCCGCCACTATAACCACCTGCAGAATTTCCAAAACAAGTATATGTAAAACTTGAATTATTTGATCTATTATCATATGAAAACCAAATACCGTTATTAGCGGAAAGACTATCTGGAGTGCCTTTGTTGAAAAAGTATGTTAAACTTCCTGAGTTGGTTGTATAATCTAATTTATTAAATTTAACCCATACTTCTCCGGACATGCTACTTCCGCTGATATTTAGAGTAGCGGAGGATCCGTATGTTAGGGTCGGGTTGCCTGAAGGTGGTCCTAGAAAAGCTAGTGTTCCTCCATTGTTTGGGGTCCATGTTGGTCTATTAGTTGAAAAAGATCCTGTATTTCCATTACCTGATAAGTCGGTTGAAAATCTAACTGTAGTGGGTATATCATTAGGTGGAGTTGCTTTAGCACCTGCTTCAAATTGAGGTTTCCATAAATAAACAACATCTCCATTTGCTTTATTACCACCAAATCCGTTTTCTATATCAATAAAATTTGAAAAAGTATGAACAGAAGAAGTTAAAGTAGCAGTTGTTGATATTCTATACCATCCATTTCCTACAGGGGTGGATGTGTTTGTAGTGTTTGCATATGCCGATCCTGAGGGGATAAAATTAGCTTGTATAGCAAACTCTGGTTCTACCCCTGTTGTTTGACCTCCATTAGCAATCCCTAATTGTAAAATTCCAGCACTACAATTACTGCTTTTACTCACATAACAAGAAAAAGTGTAAGGTCCACCAGCAACAGAAGCTGTAAAAACACCTGCTGTTAATCTTACTAAACTAGAAGAATCAGTTATAGTCATAGCAAAAGCAGTATTGGTTCCGTCAGGAGCAATCCCGGCACTTGCTGTTATTTGACATCTTGTTTTACTCCAATAAGCATTAGTTAAATCTGTTGTATAATTATATAAATTACGGGATGTTTGTAATGCTAAATTAGACGGATCTAAATTAAATACTAATCCGCTAGTAACTATTGGAGGTGTTCCGTAATACATAACTTATGTTAAATTAAATCTTGTTTTAGTTGCGTTGTAGTTTTGTAGGACTTCTGCTTGTGATAATGCTCGGTTGTAAACCCTGACAGGCCCTATTGATCCTGAAAAGAAATAATTATTATTATTATTATCCCTGCCTATATTTAATTGATTTGTAGGCCATGGAGAAGTTCCTGTCCATGGTTGAACTACATTGGTTGCTTGGTTTTTTAATACTCCATCTATATATAAAAACACAGTAGTACCATTAGTTTGTGAAACAATATGATGCCACTTATTATCATAATAATTTGTATCTTCAAAGGTAAATATATTAGATCCTGTGGTACTTGAATTATATCCTATCCTTATTTTACCTGCAGGATTTATAGTACATACAATCCCATATGTAAACCCAAATATACCTCCTCCACCTGCTTGTCCAGACCCGGTTCCTGGGGTTTTAAACCATGTTTCTAAAGTTATTTGTGGTATAGGCCAAAAACCTGCTGTTTGAGGATTGTTAGATACTAATATAGCACTTCCTGTACCGTTAAATAGAAAACTCCCACCGCCGTCTGATGTGTATTGAGGGAGTGTGACTGTGCTATTTTGGTTTTGTAAAATAGAAGATGTTATGTTGGTATAACCTGAGTTTAAATTTCGAAATATAGTACTGCCGCTTGTATATGATTGCATATTAGCAGCATCTAAGTATATTATCAATCCACTAGTAACTACTGGGGGTGTGTTTTTATAAATCGCCATAATTATGCAAAACTTGAACTTCTATAACGTGTACCATCATATACAAATAATAATGAACCTGACCAGTAAGCTGATCCTGTTTGAGGTGAAACTGATTGAGATAAAGGTAAAATAAAACTTCCACTTACTTTTAAAGTTCCGTTTATATTAACTTGTGATCCTGTTTTTTGTAAAATAATATTTGGAAAGTTATATATGTTAACATTCCAATCTGAAGTTGCTTCTATGATTGGAAGTCCAGATACATCATTCACCATATAAATTGACCCTGATGTAATATCAGTCACTGTTAATTGTGAACCAACTGAAGTAGCTCCAAAGTCAGCAATCACGTTTGTTCCTAAAGTAGCAGCAGCTGATGATTGAGAGAATGTACTAGCTACTCTAAATGCTGTTTGTGTTTGTGATCCTGTTGTTTGATAAAATGTTGGAGTAATGTTTACTCCGTAATAATTACCTCCTACAGCATTTGATGCTGTTATAATTGGTGAAATAACATATGCTGACTGTGAGGCAGCCAATGTCATTGTTGGTGTTGTGTATGTAAATTGACCATTGTCTAAAACAGTCATTAATGTTGTAGGAGTTGAATTTTGTATTAAAAAAGTAGTAGTAGCGGATGTTGCTCCGTTTCCTAGTATCTGTACTTTAGCAGTTGGAGCTGATAATCCTAAACCTATATTTTGAGCTTGACTATAAAATAATCCAGTACTGCTTCCTCCAGCAGCAGCAAACAGGGTGTTATTATTAACATCTCGAACAATAAATACAGTTCCAGATGTTGTAGACCGTTGGTAGTAATCAGATGATGTTACATTTCCTGTAAATCCAGCATCACTACCTACTAGCAGTTTTCTTGTAAAAGTAGATCCTGAAATATCTAGTTTGTAATTTGGTGTTGGAATTCCTATTCCTACATTACCTGATCCACTTATAAGTAAAATACTAGATGAAACATCTGAGTCTACTTTTAGTAGTGTTTGTGATGATGAACCTGAGATATGTAAGGAAGCTGTAGGGGTGGTTGTTCCTATACCAACAAAACTACCAGTCATTCGAACCAAGTCAGTATTATTTACTCTAAAGTTAATGTATGATGAAGGGAAAGCGTTGTTTGCTGCGAACATATCAATACCAACAGGTATAACAGAGTTGTCGGTGATGCCCATCTGTATAGTTCTGCTTGTTCCGGCTGTAATAAATGCTCCTTCTTTAGAACCAAGACTACCTGACGTAGTAATTAATAATTGAGCAGCTGAGCTTGCTCCGGCATAGTATATCCCGGTATCATATACCTCTAAAGCATAGCCGGCGTTTATTGTAGATCCTACTGATATTTTACCTGAGCTAGAAATATAAAGCTGAGATGTATTAAATGCTGATGTACCATCATCATATATTCTGAATCTTTCAGTTGCTACACTATTTTGAACTAATAATGCTGTGGTAGCAGAAGTTGTTCCTGAACCTTTGACTTGAAGGAGTGATGTTGGTGTAATTGTTCCAATACCTACATTTCCTCCGTTAAGAATAACACTTCCTGTTGTTGTTTCAATTGCCCTATAGTCGGAGGCAGATACTATTGTTGGTGTTATGTATAAACCGCGAATGATTCCATTAGCTCCACCTGTTTGGTTAATCGTTGGTGCAAAATAAAAACCATTAATAGTAGCGGTTCCCGTTGTTAAAGTTAAAGATGGTGCATAACTATAAATGTTGTATGTTCCAGATGATTGGAATGGTCCTACAGTTCCACCGAATGATTGTCCATTTATACTTCCAGCTGCAGTAACAACACCAAATTTACTTACTTTAAATTGAGATGTACTACTTAATTGTAAATCTAATAACTGGCTTGCTCCACCACTCGCAGTATCTGTTACATTTAATTTAATAGCAGTTGCGTTACCCGTAGTATTCCAAGTTTGAGCTATATTTACTACTGATCCTGAATTAGCAGAGCCTGAAGCTATTGTTGTGTCTAGTATATCTAACCTAGAAATAGGAGTTGTTGTTCCAATACCTACATTACCTGCTCCATCTACAACCATTTTTGGAGTGGTTGAATTAGCTACATGAATTTGATACTGTTTAAAAGAATCAGCTGTACCTCCTTCAAATTTAAAACCAAACCTACCAAAAAAGTCTGGGGATACTGATGTATTTGTATAAAAATCCCAAACACCTCTTACTTGGTTAGCATTAGCAGTTGATATATAATATAGACCTGTAACACCACTAACAGAAGTTTGTTTGTATTGTCCAACTAAATCTAATTGAACAGCAGGGTTATTTGTTCCAATACCTACTCTACCACTACCACTAACAAATAAAATATTAGAATTAGAATCAGAATCTACTTTTAATAAAGCTGAACCTGATGAACCTGAGATGTGTAAGGAAGCTGTTGGTGTAGTTGTTCCTATACCAACAAAACTACCTGTTATTCTAGCTACCTCAGATGATCCTATTTGAAATCTAATAGGGGAAGTACCAATAGTGTTAACAATTGTCTCTATAGAAGAAGCATAGAGTATATTAGTTCCTGTTCTTTGGATATTAATTTGGTTTCCAAAGTTAATAGGATTATTTTGTTCAATTAAAATTGAACCAGTTACAGTAAGTCCGGTTGTAATTCTTGCTGAACCTGAAATATCTAAACGGAATCCATTATCTGTGAATGTTCCGCCGTTTTGTATTGTAACATTGCCAGTACTGCCGAATACTTTTAATTTTATATTACCCGAACTATCATTTAAATTTATATTTGAACCTATAAGATCTAAACTGTTATTAACAGAACTAACTGCTCTTCCATATACAGTTCCAAATCTTAAATTTGAAGCTCCTAATGTACTAACAGAATCAACACTTGGTTTGATTGCTTCAGCTGAACCACTGTAAATAATACTATTTGTTGTTATATTCCCGGCTGTTGTAACTTGATTAAGTGTTGGAGTATAAGAAGCAGTTCCAAATAATGAACCTGTTATTCCTCCAATGACTGTTAAAGATCCTGTTATATTTGTAGATCCAGTCACAGTCAAACTTCCTGTTGGTATCCTTACAGTACCATATAGAGTCTGAAAATCATCAACATTATCCCCTAATTGATTTGATCCGGTAGATAACTGAGTCTGATTTACAATTAATGTATTGATAGAAGCAGTACCTAAAACAGTAACGTTCCCGGTTATAACTGCTGAAGCAGCTGTTAAAGATGTTAAGTTACTACTTCCTGTAAATGAACCTGTAAATGATCCTGTACTATAAGAGGAAGTAAAAGTATTAAATGAAGATGTTGTTACAAAAGATCCTGTGTTAATTGTTGTTCCTCCTCCATTTAAAGCAAAACTTGCTGTTAATGCTTGTAACGCATAAGAAGAAGTAGTAGTTAGTAAATCTTGATTTGGGTTATATCTTAAACCACCATCTACTTGAACATAACCAGGTCCTGATGTATCGGTGAATAATACATTGTGTTGTAAGTTTTGTGTTGATATACTAGTTGATACTTGTTGAGTTATTGAAGAAGTAAGAGCATATGAACTTGTTCCTTGTAAAGAACCAGTGTATGATGCCGAACCACTAAAATCTATTTGATGTATTTTTATTAATGCCATTTCTTATGTGTATTTTCCTATTACT